CCAGACAGCTTTCCTGCGGCGCTTGCCAGGGTGTCGATCAGGTTGGCGGAGTTTTGAGTGATTTGCATAGCGGTATTCCCCATTGGTGTCGCGTTATTGAATGTTCAATTCTTTGCGGGCGGCGGCGTGGTTTCGCAGAAACTTTTGCTCCAGCGCTGCTTGCTGTGCGTCGGTGCCGTCGGTGAATGCGCCCGGGCGCCAGGTGCGAAGGTACAAATCAAAGGCGCCTTCTGCATCACCAATCGCTGGCATTTTGTGCGGGTCTGACCACAACAGCAGGCGGGCAAAGCAGGCGGCCAGAACGTCATTGGTTTCGATGGCTTGCCAGCAGGTGATCGGCAGCGGCGACACGTCCAGGCTGATGCATATGTCGGTGATGTAGTCGCTGGTCTTGTCGTGGTTCAGCACGCCGGTCACGCCGCCGCCTTTCTCCATCTGCCACAGGCTGCGGGCCGGGCCTTTGGCGGTACGCTGGCCTACGACGTTCTCCGGCTTGGTCGCTTCGGTGCGCTTGACAAGCTGATAGCGTCGCTCTTCCGGATCTTCCTGTTTCTGGATCACCAGCATCATCAGGCGGCCGATCACGGTATCCATGCGATCGGGCAGGTGGTCGGCCAGTGCGGTGCGGATGGCTGCGGTTACGATGGCGCTCATTGTTTGATCTCCTTGTTCCAGCGCTGAAGCTCGATCAGTAGGTTTCGATTCTGACGGGCGCATTGGTTGTTGTGGGTGATGGTGCCGATGTCGTCGGTGTCGTCCGGGTCAGTCCCGGCCGGCAGGTAGAAGCATGGCGGGGCCAGCAGTCGCTGATCCGGCTGCGCTGGCCTCGGGCACTGCTGGGTCGTCGCCGAAGAGGCTGGCGTTGTAGAGCTGCAGCCAGTCGTCAGTAAGCTTGCAGTTGCGATCACGCCAGCGATCGCGATACTGGATAACCTGCTTGTCGACATAAACGATTTCCTTCTGCTGGGTGGCCTGCTGCTGGTCCAGGCGCTTGCTCGACTGATCGGTGACGGCCTCTTGCTTGTCCTCGATCAGCCTGGCGCCGTCGCGTTGCTTTTCGGCCTTGTCGCTGATCCCTTGCTTGAAGTCCGCCATGTCAGCCGCGCATTGCCAGCCCCTGGCGGTCCATCCTGCATAGGCAGTGGCTGCCAGCATGACGCTCGCCACAATCAGGCCGACAATGGCGCGGTTCATTGGTCGCTGCTCAGCAGGGTCAGCAGCGCCTTGCGTTTTCCTTTGGCCATGTCCCTGACCGACATGACAATAGCCATTTCTTCGGCGCTCAGTTGGTCGGGGTGAATCGGTGTGTATTTAGGGTCGTCGGCGTTAATCGAATCTTCAAGGCGGCCGATGATTTCCGAATTCATGCTGCGGTGATTGGTGGAAGCGATCTTGGCGATCCGTTCGCGCATGCCGTCCGGCAGGCGTACCACAAATTTGTCGGCGATGCGGGAGTTTCCATTTAGCGACATGGTTATGCCTCTTCCTGTAATTGGTCGGTGAAGGTGAAGCCGTGGCGGGCGGCCAGTTGTTCGACTTCGGTTCGGGTGATTCCAAGCATGGCGGCCACCTTCGACGCGGGTAACGCCTCGCCCAGGGCTCGGGCCCGCTCGGCGATGTGGCTGTCACGCAAGGCCGAAGCCCTGCGCAGGTGTTTGATCGGGTTGAAGTTGGCCGCCGGCATGATGAATCCCCATTTGTGAAGTGTCGGGGCCGAAGCCCCGGTGGTGGTCAGTCGAAAATTGCACGACCACCCAGGTCGTTCGGCTCGGAGATCACGCCGTCCTGCTCCATGCGGAAAATCATGGCTTCGGCGGTTTCTTCATCGACGGAGAAATTCGACTTCAGAAAGGCCAGGCTTACTTTCTTTTCGCGCTGCACCAGCAGTACCGCGTCGGCGTACTGGCCTTCATCAAATTGATGAGGCTCAGATCCAGGCAAATCGCCGCGGCCATAGGTTGTTCCGTCCGCGACTTGGTCGGTGCCAGGCCCATGTTTCAGCTCTGTCACGGTAGTTGGCCGCTGGTCAGCTGGTACCAGGGTGCGCAGACCTTCTTCATCCGGCTCGCTGATGATGCCGTTACTGGCCAGGGTCAGGATGATGTCGGTGACATCCTTGCGCTTCACGCCGGCCGCTGACTGGATCGCCTTGGCGCTGATCTCGCCGCCGTTGGTGACGTGGATGAAGGCTAGTTCGTAGGGCGATACCGGTTCATCGGCCTGGGTATCCGGCAATTGCTCTGTGCGCCGATCGGCTTCGTGAACTTTGTTCGCTAATTCGTGCGGTTCAAGCGGCAAGTCGGCCTGGTCCTTCTGCGGCTTGTTGCTGTCCAGCGCGCCGTAATATTCATCCGGGGTCAGGATCATCAGCACGCGATGGTTCACGTTGTCGGTGATTTTGTGGCGCTGCGGATCATCTGCGTCTGTATCAAGAACCACGCGCATCCCTTTCCCGGTGCCCATGAAGCTCTTCATGGTGCAGGTGATAGCGGACGTCCCCGCGGCGGCGATGACCACGACAGCGGCGCTCACCAGCTCCTTGACATCTTCGTTGAGCTGATCGATCAGCTTGCCTTCTTGGTTTTCCTTCAACTTCACCACTTTGCGCACGGCAGTCACTGCCGCTTCTACCAGATCACGGGTGACGAACTTGGCCGCGAATTCATGCGACGGAACGCCCATCATGTGCGCTTGTTCGATCAGTTCTTTTTCGTTCAGGTCCATCGGTTAAATCCCATTGTTGGTGGAGTTGCTTTAAAAGAGTTGCCAGTATCTTTGCCATTACTGGCAATGTCAATCACTTGGCCAGCATTATTTTACTGATTTGCCACTATTTAGACTTTCACGATTCCTTCGCGAATCAGGGTGTCTATCGTGCGGAAGCAGCCTTCCGCGTGCATCAAGCGCAAGTCCTCCTGCGTGAGCTCGGTTTTCGATCTGCCGTCGATTGCATCGTGGCAGCCAGAGCAAGCCCAGGCCCCTTGCAGGTCGTTTGGCTTGAACCCCATGCCGCTAGTGCCAGCCATGCGGTAATGCTCCAGCACGACCGTCTCCGGGTTGCCGTTGCAATGGCCGGGCACCCGCACCTGGCAATCTCGACCGCGCGCGGCCTTGGTGATTCGGTTCTGGCTCAATACCTTCCCTCCCAGTGATCTTTCTGCGTCCACTTCACGTCATGCTCGGCGCCAAAGGCCTGAACCCATTCGATCAACTCGGCGCACTTCTTTACGCTGAGCTTGCTGGTGCGTTCGTACAGCACGTCGATGCCCTGGCCGTCGATGGCAGGGATCATCTGGATTGACGCGCCAGTCTCGCGCAGCCAGGCCGCTGTACAGAGGCGCTTCCAGATCGTGACGTCCCACTTCATCCCGGCATGTTCAACCTGGCGGGCGATATCGGCCAGCATCGCGTGCAGCTTTTTGTTCTGCTCGGCGCTGCGGTCTTCGTCGTTGATCGTGACCGTCTTCGGCTTGGTCAGGTCCAAGCCGGTCAGGTAGCCGATTAGTCGGTTTCGGTCGGCATCTGTGGCCAGCTTGAAGTCCATGATCAGACCTTCTGCGTACGCAAAGCGGCTTCGTACTGGTCAACAAGATTTTTGAACGACCACAGGTCTTCTTCCAGCTTTTCGATGTAGTCGTCATCGCGCTTGAACTCTTGCAGCCAGAGCTGTCGACCTACAGGCTTTAGTAATGGGCAATACATGCCTATGTGCCACCACTTGCGCCCCGTGATCCACATGCAGCCCATCACTTGGTCCTGAATGCCGCTTGCATCGTTGTCGATGTGGAAGGAGCGCAGCTTCTCTGGAGCCAGGAAGCACTTATATTCAGAACCTCCATCATCACCAATGAACCCATCAGCGCTCGCGCCGAACGCACCGTCGTCGGTCTTGACCAGTCCAACTTGCTCAACGACAAGACCGGTCTGGATTTCATGCTCCATTCGCGCTTCTGGCTCCAGTTCGTGGCCTCGGCGCATTTGCCAGGTTTCGAACCCGTTATCCAGTGGTTTGCCGCCGATCCGCTCAACTGCCAGCTGGAACGCATAGTCGAGCGCCGCCGATGAAGGTTCACCAACGGTTTCTCCATCAAGGGCGCGCTGAACGACCTCGGCGCGAGGAGCGGCCTTGTAGCCTGCAAGATCTCGCGATTTGGCTTCGCTGTGACCAGCCAACATCGCGTCGACATAGGCCCGCTGCTGCACTGTCAGCCCATTAACCTTGGACCGCGCAGTGGTAAACATACTGGCTGTAATGCATCCAGCCCGCTCTTGAAGCCAAATGTCAGATCCTTGCGTGCAGTTGACGACAATCATTGCGGAGTCTCCAGCTTGGCCTTGTGGACAGTGACAGCAGTCTTCACTGCGGAGTAACCATTGGTGTCACCAGACGCTTGCAGGACTTTCAAACCTGCCTGCCAGACCTCCTTCAATTCGTCCGGCGTAGTCGATTGCCCAACACGCTCAAGGATGTCTGCGACAACCTGTGCGCGCAGATCATCCGTACCAGATCCGTCAGCACCTTGGCCATCATCATCACGAGTTTCGCCCGTAGTGATGTTCAGCAACGCGCACATGACGTAACGCTTTCCGTAAGTGGTGGACGAGCCGACCGCCTGAACATCGTTACGGCCTTTTCCGATATCGACCGGCAAGCTCAAGGTTGTTTCCTCGCGATGGCCGCCGCGATGCATCAGTATCCCGGTGACCTTGATCGCCTTCTCTGCATTCTCTACCTTGAAGGTGATGGCGAACCCGTGCTGCTGCATGATCGGCTTCAGGATATGAGTGATGTGGTCCAGCGTGGCGTATGAGTTACCGGTGTGCAGGTTTACCGCGCCTTCAAATACCGTTGGAATGTTGCACTGCATTTCAGCCATCGCAGCGTTGAAGGCCTGCTCTGCTTCTTTGGCTTGCATGCGCTCGTGCATTTGCAGCAAGCGCTCCATTTTGTCGATGTCGCAGGCCGGATCTGCTGCGGCTCGGCTGATGACTGCCATGATGCTGTTATCATGCGCGGGCTGAGTGACTACGGCCTGACGGCGTTGTTCTGGAAGAATGATTTCGGTGGACATGGGGGCGCCTCAGAAGGAAATGGTGACATTCGGGACTTCGCCGCGTGCGATCTTCAGCACGATGGCCTTGGCCAGTTCTTCGCTGATGTTCATGCCGACGAATGCTTCTTTGGCGGCCTTGAGCACTTTCGATTTGTGCTCGGTGTCGGCCTGGCGAATAGCGG